CCTGCTGATGTTGCAGCGAGTACAGTAGAGCGATCCATGTTCAGCATATACTTTACAGCTTCACGCTGATAGTCATAAGGATCAATTGGATTTCCATCAGAGTGTGGATTGACAAACCTGATGAGCTCGTCTAAGTCTTCATCTTCAATCTGCTCAGGTTCTGGAACAAGCAATGGATCAATGTTCGTTTTCCATCCTTGTTTGTCTGCAAGTTTAAGAAGTTCAAACAATAGCCCGCAATGCATACGTTTTGTCTTGCGATTGTATAGACGCTTTATGCCGTCCCAACGTCCAAACTTAACTCGTGGATCATACTGAGCATTAGCAACTTCAAACTGAAAGTGGTCAGAGATATCCATCTCCATGTAAGGTTCGTTACATGTAACTTTCATCCATACTTCGTTTATTTTCTGAATCGTAACGGTATCAACCATCGCTATACTCAAGATATTCGTTTGTGAGTTTAAGTAATTTATTAATAGGTAAATTGACTGTAATGACGGGAATGCTTATATCCATCTGTCGTGCTGCAAAATATCTATGATGCCCATCTAATACAAATCCATCTTCTGATACAACGATAGGTGTCATAGTAGAAGTGTCATCGCCAACATCAGCTTTAATACGATCGACTTTTTCTTGCTCAAAGTTAATCTGAGTAGGACGAAACATATAGACCATCATATTACCAGAGTCAACTCTGATTCCCTGACGCTCTATAAAGTTCACATAGTCTTTTACATTTTTGATTTGTGGCATATTATCTCGTGAAATCAAAAAGCCACTAAACTGCGACATTTCTTCTGTGATAAACTGTCTAAAATTTTTCATGTGTTTGACTCTTAATAAATTCTTCTATATGTTCTATTTAATAGGAGAAAAATTGTGGAACAAAGAGACTTAGCAAGATCAGTTAATTACATTATGACAGTTGGTGAGAGTAAAGATACATCATATAGTGTTCAAGGAACTAATGTTGCTGACTTAACATTCGGCCAAGCACCATTCGGTTCTGGTCGTAAAGACTTATTTCTTCCAACCAATAAGATTGAAACAGAGCCGCTTAACATTCAGCTCTTAGTATCAGATGATCATCGTGAATGGCTTTACTTTTACAAGTGGATGCTAAAGTGTAAGAATAATGATGGTGCTCATTTAAATCAGACAAACAGCTGTGAGATTACGGCATTGAATGCAAATGGAGAAAGAATCACAAAATTTATTTACTTAGATTGTTTCCCTCTTTCTCTAGAAGGTTTACAATATACATCTGTCGGTCAATCTGTAGTATTGACTACGAGTGTAACTCTTCGCTATAATCAATTCAAAATTATTGATGTCAACGGCGAGGAAATCAATGAAGATTGGAATGGAGAATTGTAAATGTTTACTAGTGGTGATCGTGTAACAATTGAATCTAAATGGTCTAAGTTTAATGGGTGCGAAGGTACTATTATGTCTGCTGACAAATTTTTTCAAGAAGCTGCAGTAGAAATTGATGATACTAATGGAATGCGTAGAAGTTATGTTTTTCGTAGCCTGAAGAAAATTCCTATCTAAGAGCAACGTAAACTTGTTGAGCAACCGCAGTCTAAAGAAAAGTCTATTGTAGGATTTACACCATTCATTATCTTTCCTTATGAAAATGCTGCCCACGAATTCGGTAAAGACGGTAAGACTTATCTTGAAGACATCGTTGTACACATGGTTCATACGATAGATCATGGTGTAAGATTGATTAACAAAGATATTGATGAAGGCATGTACGATGATAGCTTTCCTAAATCAGTTTGGTATAATGGTAAAGCTTACAATCTCAAAGAAAAAATCAGATTCACTATTGAAGAGTAATTATGGGTTTAAGTAAAAGTGTATCAGATGATCTCGTTTCGTTGAAAGACGGGATCATCGAAGAGCTCGAAAGAATCAAAAAGATGGCTGCTTCTGATCTGTCTATTGATGACTTTGAATTGGATACTGAGGTATTGAAAACACCAAAGCTCCATACAAAGTACAATGACGTGTTTACAGATCATACTTTGAAGTTGAAAGATCTTTATGCTCTTAAAGAAAAAGTTAAGCTTGAGCGTTGGAAATACTACCAAGGCAAGCAGACTGATAAGTACTATAGCCAGAATGGAGTAATTCATGAAAAGATACTTAAGTCTGATATTGATCGCTACTTATCAGCTGATGAAAAACTTGTCTTGGTAAATGATATTGTCAGTGCTCAGAAAGCAATTACTGATTATCTTGAAAGATGCATTAAAGAAATTCAATCTAGAAACTTTCATTGTAGAGTTGCTTTGGACTGGCGTAAGTTTACAAGTGGAGGAGTATAATGATCATATTCAAATATCAACATACTAGGTCTATTGATTCATGTCACTTTTTAATGAACAAAATGGAATTGCCAGGCGAGCCAATTGAAGAAAAGCTTGATGAAAAATCAACTCTTGTTTGGCAAGGTGACAAGTTTATTGCGATTCATATAGCAGAAGAGAATCGTATGGAGTTGTATGGAACAAAGAATACAAATTCACCGAACTACTTTATCATGCGCTATCCTAAATTGGATTGGGATACATATACAGTTATTCGTTCAAAACGTTGGGGTGGAAAGTGATGAAACTATATAAAAACCAAATATTGAATACAATACTCTGGAAATGTTAGAAACCAACCATTCCAATAATTTAAACTTTCCATAAAAAAAGGGGACTCAATGAGTCCCCAATCTTTTCTTCTTATTATTATCTCAAGAATTAACCCTTAAGATTTGCTACCGCGAACTTGCGGAAGTACTCATTCTCGCCTTGGCCCAGACCGTTTCCTGCCTTAGCAGAACCGTTAGGTAGAGTAGAAGAGAATGGGTTAGCACGTACACCGTAGCGAGTTTGGAAACCGATACGTGGCTGGAATGAATCCTCACCAACTGCACGAACCATCTCAAGCGGTACGTATGGGCACCAGTAAACACCCGCGTCCCAAGCATTTGAACCTTTGTAACCAACAGTGATATAATCACGAGTTGCATAAGGATCGATGTGTACCTGGTAACGACCAAGTAGAACACCAGCAAATGTAGTACTTGTTTCATCTACGTTCAGATTAGCAAGTAGGCTTGGGTTGTAGTCAAGTACGCCTGCCATGTTCAGAGCAGATGCAACGTTAGAACTACAGATCAGACGGTTAGCCTTACCACGACGAGTCTGCTTAGCAATTTCGTTAGCTTCAAGTTCGATTTGGAACAATAGTCCCTTGAACTTCTCAACCAACCAACGACCATCGGAATCAGCTGCAAGGTCGAACAGTGCAGGAACAGCTGCGTCCTGAGCACCAATCTGTGCAGATACGTTAATAGTACGTAGAAGTTCACGATCCTGCTCTGCTGTGATTTCAGTAGAAAGGATGTTCGCAAGTTCAGATTCTGCGTCAAGACCGTGGATCTGACGAAGATCGTGCTGAAGCTCACGAGTGAACGATGCTTTCAGTTTACGTGACTTAGCAGAAACATCAGTACGTTCAATACTGAATGTCATTTCTTGCCAAGGAGTACCACTTTCAGTACCAAGTCCTTCAGCAGTTGAAAGATCCATACCTGAACCGTAATCAGTACCAGTAGTTGGATCACCTGTACCGAATGCATCAGCAGCGAAACCAGAAGTATCACCAGCTTGAGTACCAGCACCTGAGTAACCAGACTTAGCTTCATTAAATAGTGCTTCATCACCAGTTTGGTTGGTGTAGCGTGAACGCATAGCGAAGATTGAACCAGTAGGTCCACTCATTGGCTGTACGCCTGCTAGGTCAAATGCCATAAGCTGTGGCATAGAACGACGTACCATGCGAATTAGAACCGGGTCCCAATTGTTTACACCAGCAGTTTGTGTAGAAGTATCCGCAGATGCTTCGTTAATGCTCTTCATGTATTCAATCTGATTGTGAAGTGAACGTTCAGTAACGTACTTCTTGTAATCGTTTCCAATTTTTGGAAACTTATCAGATTCGATCAGTTGAGTGACCTTTTCGTTGATTTGTTCCATTGTAAAACCTCTTAATTGATTTACTTATATTTATTTATTAAAGTAGCGATTTAAACTCTAGACAGAAGATTATCCATCCAAGAATCGGATTCAGTTACACGTTCTTGTGTACCTTCTTCCTTTTGATTCTCATTTAGACTTTCTTTGCTTTTATCTTTTTCAGGAGAAAAGGATTCTTTCAGTTCCTGCATTGCAGATTCATATTGACTTTCATCAATGAACTTAACACGACCAGCTGATTCAACGAATCGCTCACGCTGTGTTTCTGTCATATCACCAGATACAGATTCAGCAATTTTTGCTTTCTTGCTTTCTGTGATCTGATCTTCAAGTTCACCAGATTTGCTCATCAGCTTTTCTACTTGCTGGTTAGCTTCATCAAGTTTTGCTTGAAGTGCTTCAATATCGTTAGCTTGCCCTTCAGGGATTACTACATTATATTGCTCAGCGACCTGAGAGAATCCAGAAAGGAACCTGTTTGCCAAGCTGACTTTTGTTTCTGACTCAATAACAAGCTTGTTTTCGTTCATGAATTCTTTAGCGACATAGTCGACATACTTTTCAACAGAAGGAATTACTTCTTCGTTGATGTATGCTTCAGTCTTGTCTTCCATTTCGCCAACAATATACTCTGCATATTCTTCAGAAATCTTAGAATACTTTTCTTCAGCAGCTTCATTAGCTGATTCTTCAATCTTTTGAGTTTCTTCTTCAATACGAGCATTATAGATTTCTTCAAATTTTTTCTTGAAGTCCTCGCTCAGCTCCATACCTTCGAAGATTTTTTGTAGATTTTCATTCATTTGATTAACCTCATGGTTGATTTACTTAATACTATTTATATCTTAATACATTTAAAGTTATTTTACATTAGCAATAAAATCTTTTAGAGAAACACGTTCAGTTCTTGGAGCAGACTTACGGTGTGCTTCATCTAGAGATCTATCTCTAAACCAGCGTTGTCAAGCGCATCTTCGAATTCAAATTGGTCATCTTCTGACTTGAAAATGAATACATTTGAACCATCATTCTTATAAGAACTACGAAACATATCTTTAGCAATATCGTTTGCTTTGCGAGCAT